TTGTGGCTGCATCAGGTGCATTCCAACGGAATTGAGTTAAAGATAGTTTGCCAGTTTGAGCGTCAACGCTGTATGGCATATAACCTGAGAAGGTCTTGTATACGCCAGAGGTTAGTTTGTTAACCTTTAACTGATCTTGAAGTGGCTCAGTAAACTTAGCACGAAGTAGTGTGCGCTGTGGCAGCATGGCATGACCAGCAAGGTTGCCACTCATTTCGTCAAAGTAAAGACCAGTCTTGAAGAATTGGTGAACTTCATCTACGTTGTCCATAGATCCAAGACGACCAGCTGCAATTGTTCCAAGTTGAGGATACTTTGCTGCGATTTCACCAGCGGCTTCTGCGCTAGTTTTGGCATTCTTAGCGGTATCTGCAATGTCTTGGATAGCACGATTGTAGTTACGTGATGTTGAATTAAAAACACCAGTGCCTTGACGCACTGCGTCAATTTGATCTGATGTTAAAGCAACACCTGATTGAGCATCAAGAAAATTCTTAACACCAGGAATGGCTCTCATAAGTGGATACTTAAGTTGAGTTTGTCCGGCAGCGTCTAGGCTAAGCAACTTACCGCCACGCATAGCTTGACCAAAACGACCAATAATGCTAATTGGGTCTGCTTCTACGTCAAAGCCAGCATCCGTTATACCTGATAAAAATGAACCAAATGAACCAAATAAACCTTTATCGGTAGACTTAAAAGCATCTCCTGCAGCTTTTAATCCAACTGTATCTAGCGCTGAACCTATTACATTGGTAAAGTCACGACCTGCTGAAACTTTATAGTTTGGATCTTCAGAGTTTTGAACCGATTGCTTGTATCCAGGAAATAAGTTTGCTAGTTTGCGCTCTGCTGCCGCTGCAACATCTGCTCCAACTGCCATACCTGCTGGACCTGCTAAAGCACCAAGTGCGCCACCGCCGATAACTCCTAGCGTGGCTGCGAAACCTGGTTAAAAACCATTGTTTGTATATACAGAGTGGATAAACTTGTAATCTTTTTGAATCTCTTGTAGTGGCTTTGCTGCCCATGACATGGCAGTAGATAAGCCATTTCCTAGTTTACCCCAAAAACTTTGTGTACCATTTGCGGCTGCTTGTTCAGCAATGCCGTCTTGTGCGCCGATGGTATTTACGGCATGCGAAACTACCTGCGAAGTAACAGCGGGATTAGTTGAATTAGCAACATCTATCGCAGCACCAGGATTGGCGGCAAGCGTAGGTGTTACCCAGTTTGTCCAGTCAATACCAGCCAAGTTAGAATGCCTGTCCTATTCTCTGCGCTAAGTACTTCATTGTAGGAGAAGCATTTGGTGCAGAAGCCATTGATTGAAATAGGCTATAAGCGGTTTGATATTGCCCTTGAATATCGCCAGTTTGTTGAACTGGGTGTGGAGTTGTTACATGCTCCCAAGGACGTTGAGATGGATCTGTCAACTTTGGAAGTGTTGACATATCTACAGGTGCTTGTTGAGCAGGTTGTTGTCCTTGCTGTGCCGCTTGGGCTATATCAGCTGTAGACATTGGCTTTACATCAGGTGTTGCTGCCATAGGCGCTGATGCTTGAAGATTAGTTAGATCTTGACCATCGCCGTAATTTGGCATACCAGATATGTAAGCTATTGATTGTTTTGAACCAGCACCGCCATCAGTTCTATTTTTTGTTGGAGTTGCTACCATTGCTGGCTTATCTGCCTGTGGCATGCTTATTCTCCCTCTTGTAGTGTTTCAATGGTTCGGGCTGCGTACTCGTGAAACGACTTTTCGTCTTCCACGAAACTTGCCTGCGTCGCTAACATCTCAGTTAATATCTGAAAGAAGTTAGATATTACATCCGCAAAATCAGATGCGGTATTAGAGAACAGGGCAAATATGTCCCACTTGGTTACCCGTGTAGGAATGTTGCCCTGCTCATCCAAATTCATTTATTTACTTCATTGGCTTTCCGGCGGTTGTTCCTGTGCCTTTTGTGCCTGAAGGTTGCTTTGTGTAAAGAACTGTTGAAGGCTTAGCCTTTGAAGCGCCTGCCTTTGCTTGAATACCAGTCTTTTGTGTTACTGCTTGTGAGGATCCATGTCCACCTTGGTTCTTTGGTGAAGGAACCTTTGTAGTCAGTGATGACTTCATTGTTGCCATTGTTTATCTCCTATAGGATTGAATTAGACAGCCAAACGCGTTTTATACTGGCTGCCTTCTGATAACGCCTGCCGATAGGTTTGGCGCACCAGAAGATGAAAGTCCTGCGAGTAGTGTCTCTAGTGCAGGTCGTCCGCCAGGTGCCATTCCTGCTTGTCCTGGAGCAACGCCTTGCATTCTTCCAGTAGCAGACAATCCTGGTGGGAGTTGTCCTTCTTGACCAGGTTGTCCTGGTTGAGTAGGCTCCCCCGAAGGAGCCTGTCCAGGGGCTTGTGCCTCACCTGCGGCTGCAACTTCAGGGGAAACTTCTTGTTGTTGTGGCATGAAAGCCTCAGCAACTACTTCTTCAATTGACCTACCCTTAGCACGACCATCAATTACTTGGGCCATTGCTGTAAGAATCTTAGAAGGATCTTGTCCCTGTGCAGCCATAGCAGGTAGCGCTTGAGCATAACCTGATACTGCTTGAATTAACGCATCGCGTAATTCTTCAATTTCAACTTTTTCTTCTTCCATGGTTACGTTTAGTTCCCATGGCATCTGACGACGCAAGAAGTCACGAGAGATAAGTTTATCACCACGTGCTTGTAATCCGAATACCAAAGCGCGGTTTGGATCTAGTCCAGCCATTAGGCCATAAGTAACATCGCACCAGTAATCGCCTTGGATTGCATCCTTTGGCTTATAGGTAATTTCGTAAGGAGCGCCAGCGTTAACACCGCGTACTTCCTTCTCAACATCACCAAATAACTTTTCGTCCATCATAAAGCAGATACGCATTACATGGCGAAAGGTTTCAGCAAGTACTGCTTGTGCAGTCTTGACTTGGGTATCAAAGCCACCCATTAAAGCTTGTACACCACGACCAGTTACGATTGAACCTGATTGTTGTCCTAGACGACCTTCAGGGTAACGTGAGCCGGTACGTAATTCTTGATCTAGTTGTGCTGTCTCTTGGAAAATGCCGTTAGGAATATCAAGACCAACACGGCGGATCTTCTCTGGATTAGCAGAACGAATGGTTGCATCTGGTCCGATTTCAAGAACGTTAACATCTGCTGGTAGAGCAAAAGGTGCTTGAACAGACTTCTGTGCTGCTTCTAGTTGAAGTGTTGCAAATCTAGCACGGGCAACTTGTACCCACATGATGTCGTCAAACTGACCGCGTTGGTTCTCATCTGAGTCAACGCCAGGACGTACAGCAATAACTACTGGTAGTTCGCCAAGGGTATTTTTAGCACGTTCAAGAACTAGGTTTCTACGCTCTGGGATAAAGAGAACTAACTCGTCCTTATCTTGGTAGCGGAATATCTCAAGCATACGCTCTGAGTTGCGGTTTTCATATTGTCCGCGGATTTCGCCTTCAAGTTCTGGGAAATCATTGATAAGTTCGCGCACTGTTTTTTGGTAGCGCTTGGTGTAGGAAAGCAACTTGCCGAATCTATCGTATTCAGGATAGGTACCAATTGGGCTATCAATACGGATCATTGGGCGATTGTTTTCGTAGTCTGGTTCTACGATAAAAGCCAACATACCGTAGGTGATGTAGCGATCTGCACCTGAGTACATCAAAGTCTGTAGGTTGCATGTGTCGCGGTATCCAGCAGCAATCATAGTGCGGATGTCAGCGCGTTTTCTAGCACGATCTGAGGTGCTATTAGTTGTCATGCAAGAGAAGGTAGGAAGCGGTGCGATTACTTCTGATACGTCACGGGCAGCAACGTCAATGAAGTTGGCAACCATTGGCTTAGGGAATTCATCAGGGAACATGCCAGGGAATACCTGTTGGATGTTACCTTGACGGATTGAAAGCAAGTCTGCATAGCGAGCATCACGAGTATGGTAATGATCGCGTAACTTGCGTACCTTTACCGCAAGTACGTCAATATCTGTTGCCATAGAAGGTTCCCCCGTTGACTGCTAGTTTTTCTTGAAGTTTTTGATATTCCTCTAGGTTTACTACTTTACGTCCAGCAACCTGGTTGCGTGTAGCAAACGGATTTTTTACGAAGGAGCCACCATATGCACCTGCTTGGTTGATGTAGTCACGCATCTGCGTCTCTGCAAACCAAAGAGCCATAGGCCCGTCTTGCTTGTTCTTCGTACCTGCTGACCAAGTAATGAGTTGCTCAATCAGCGCCTTAATGTGTTCATTGTCGGCCCTAGGCAATTCCAGTAGGTTGTTCTTCATATGTTTGCCTTGGTTGTCTAAAGAGCCGAACAGCCCCGCCAT